TGTCCAAGGGTTGTCTGTCCCAAGTCCAAAATTCTACTGCCTCACCAAACTCTTTGATGGTGGCTTTGTCATCCACGATGACTTTGATTAGTTGGGGTTTGCTGGCTATTTGATTGATTTTCATCTGTTAATCTCCTTGTCTGTTTAACAATGTATGAGTGAGAACAAGAAGGAATCTTATTCTACTATTTGCTTTCTCTAAGTCTTTACGGGCACAGGCAATTTCATTTGAAGCTTTGGCAATTTCTTGCAGTAGGCTTTCTACCAGTGCTTTGTCTGTCTTTGAATCTAGTAAGTCCATTTGTCTACCTCTTTGTATTTAACTCACGCTAAGAGAAAGGGGGCAATAACGCCCCCTATCATGCTCAAAACAACTATTAGGCTGTTGCTGAAACGGTGTACTCACCAGATACCGTGATGGTAATTGGTGTGACCCACACTGGGCTGTCTGCTGATACCGTTGGTGCTAGACCAGTGATATAGCCTACGCCTTTGATGTAGCGGTCCGCAGTGGCTTCAACAAACTTCAATGAGAAGTTGATCAAAGTTTTATTACGGCTGGCGCCCAATAGGCCCTGTGCGGCAATAGTGTCAGAAACAACTGACGCTAGAGTTGTACCAAAGAATGTTGTATCATCAACTACACAATTCATTGAGATTGAATTGGTTGAAGTTGTTGCCACTTGTTTCTTTGCTGAGGAATCTAATTGACTCCAAGTGAATACATCGTTAGATGCATTGATAGTGATATCCTGCAGAGCGGGCACCGTCAATGGTGTTGTCTGAGTGAGATCAGTATCACTGGACGCAACTTCAATGGTTAGTACCACTGCGTTTGCTGTCCCTGGTGCTGGGTTAATATATGCCATAATTGGCTCCTTATGTTAGTTTAATGAATCTCAATTCTACGGTAGTGATAAGTCTATCTGCTTGAATATCTGTAGTCACTTGGCATTCACGACGGGTAAACCCTTGTGCCGCTTCAATGTCCTTGGCAGTCTTCAATTCATTTATAATATCACTATAATTTGCTGGTACTTGTTTAGCATCGTTGGCAAGGAAGATTCTGATGATGGTAATCTCATTGTTGATGTTTGTGCCATCAAGTGTGAGTATCTGAGGGTCCACTTGAATTTGATCTATGTCAACATAAATCTTCTTCAGGTTTTTCACATAAAGTTCTGTTCCACTTTCGCTCCATGGTAATTCATTGCTGACGTTGTAGCCACCAATGTCCAGGGTTTGAATGTATTCTAAAACTTCTGTTCTCATCTCACTCTCTTTAGATTAATTTGCCCTGGTTGTTTCTCTGAACTTTCAACGGTACCGTCGTTATCAAAGTCATACCAGTCGCCAGCAGTGACTAACTCATCAAACAAAAAGCTAGCTCTTTGTTCATAGTAAGCCATCTTCTGACGTTCAGCACTATCAGCATTTGAAAAGTCTGCAACACCAGGCAACACAATTTCACTCAATGCAGTATACACACATAAGTCTGTAAAGTCAGACTGACGTGCGTCAATCTTGTTTACATTCAGTGCGGGGATATCTGCCACAGAGTTAATAATAGTGGAGTCATTACGTCTTAGGTAATAACTCCTCCACCATTGTGTATTGCGTAGGCGTGCTAGAATCTTTTCAGTGCTTCTAACTAGTGCTTTGTCAATGACGTCATCAGAAAGGCCCTCATTTGCTTCAAAGATACGTGTATCTTTATCCACAACATCTTGAAATTCTGCGAAACTTATTACGGTTCCTGATTCAGATACGAAGGCCATTTTTAATTCTCCTATTAGTCAGTTAAAGAACCAACAATCTTAACACCATGGCTATTTTGTAGAATTGCTTGTCCAACAACAGCACTCATCATAATGTCAGTGGCACGCTTTGCAGCCTGGCGCTGAGTTTCCATAACAACACCACCACGCATTGCGTGACCCAATGCTGTGGCAGCAAATACTGCACCAACCATATTCAACTCAGAGTCAGCGTCTGTGTCTAGATCGCTCTTAACTAAAGAACTTTCAAATATTGTGCAGCCACCAATTGTGCCAATGAAGCCACGCTCTAATACTGCAGAACCCAATGAACTAGCAGTAGCAACGGTGCCACCTGCGTTATACAATGCTTTCTTTAGTTGTAGTGCTTGACGTGGACCAACAACTGCAAACAATGGTCCGCTTACTTTGTTGCCACGTAGAGTAGCAATAGCGTCAAACAAGTTGTCAACCGTGATAGCTGAGTCTTGTGTGCCAACGCTTGAACTGAAGCTGTTGAACAAAGCAAATACACCCTCGTCCATCTTTTCAGCAATAGCACGGCCAGCAGCCAAGCCTAGGTCAGCAATAACATTGCGCTCTGCAGAGTCACGTAAGTGATCTGTCACTTGGAAGTATGTACCAATTTCAGCCACGGTAATGCTAGCGGAAGTTGTGTTGGTACCAATTGCGTCAGGTGCAGTGCCTTCTGTCAATGCTTCTGCAGTGATAGAAGAGTAAACTGGCACTTGAAGAACTTTACCAGCGTTGCTTGGAAAATCAAATGCAGTCACGATTTGACGTGCGATTGAGTTTTCAAATGCGGCAAACTGAGCGTCTGCCAATAGGTTTGTAAATAATTCACTATTTACGGTTGTGTCATTTTGTACGAAAGCCATCTTAAATCTCCTTTAGATATGATGTAATTCAACGCCCACGTTGTTGGGCATATTGTTTTCTATGTTCAGGATTTCTCATATCCAATTTAGAGATATCAATCTTGGCACCAGCGGGTTGGCTAATGTTTGATTTGGTGTTGGCGGTTGTTGGGTTTGCTAATTTAAAATGAGGATTTGAGTCTAGGAATTCTTTGACTAAATCTTCTACTTGCAAGGCATCACCTTTGTCCGTATAACGAACGGTGCCTTTAGCATCCACCACTTCCACATCACCACTTTCATTAAGTCTAACATTGTTTGATAATAGTGCTTTAACTTGATCCGCATTGACAGCATTGTATTTGGCTGCGGCAGATAGAATAGGCACATTCACTTTGTATTCTTTAATGATTGAATCTCGCTTTTGGATTTCAGCATCCTTCTTAGCGGCTAATTCTTTAATTACCGTTTCAAACTCACCCTTCTTTACCTGTTGTTCCTGTTGACGCCTTTCAGCTTCTGTGCGTAAAGCACGGAGTTCATCAGGATCACCCAAGTCTTCGTATGGCTTGAGAAGTTTCTTTTCCAATGAGCCTTTCATACGGGCCATCATGTTGTCTACTTCTTGTTGCGTATAAGTTTTAGTCGCTGGTGCCTGGCTTTCAGAATTAACGTCTGTGGCGTCAGTTGCCTTATCGTTTACCAATGTATTATCTGACATTGTGCATCGCCTCCCTTTAAGAGTATAGTAGCATATTTATTGTTTGACATCGTCTTCAGCCATCATATTGACGATTACCTTGGATTCGCTCCCAGGATTGTTCTGTTTTCTTTTATCTAAATTGCGTTGCTTTGCCTTTAGATGATTGTTGTAGAGTCTAGCGTCAGCTTGAATATATCTTACACTACCTGACACTTTGTCTACTACCTTAACCTGCATCAATAGCCCTTACGCTTTGGGGGCTTGGGACGCTTCTTGTTCTTTTCAGTTCTTGAACCTCTTAGGGGTAGTGCTCTCATTGTTCATTCTCCATTGGTTCCCACTTGGCACACCAGTAGACTGCTCTAACTGGTGCATCAAACTTGGTGCAGTATAATTCGCCTGGCTTGTAGTATTCACAATTGCCGCAGTTTTCACCTTCAGGAACTTCTGGGTTAGCAGAGTCTTGATAGGCATTGGGCAATGAATCAGCAATAGGTTCACCGTCAGGGTATGTTCTACCTGGCTGTGGATTAGGATCAATGAATGGTAAGTCAGTGTATTCTTCACCCATCCACTCTAGAATATGTTCATCTATCTTGCGTAGGACCACAGGGTCAGTGGCAGTGTTCTTGGCACTTTGTAGTTGTGTAATTTCTTGTTGTGTATCACGGATGTTGAAGCTGCCAGGATAGTCAATGCTGCCATCCCAAGTGGTGCCCATATACTTGCACCATATCTTCCACATCTGTTCTTCTGCCAACTCTAGGTTGTCTGCTTTCTCACTTAGGCGAGCGTTAAGCAATTGAAACTCTGTCTGCATGGCAACACCGCTCATAACCTTTGATTCAGTAGCACGAACTGCACCAGTGTTAGCCATCTTGTCAATTGAGCTTATGGCATGATTGATTGCTTCGTAGATTGATGATACATTGGCGCCAGCAAAGTCTAACACATAGGGCTTCAAGCCTGGGTCCAGATTCTCTGGCATATGAATGATAGCGCCAGCACCAACACCTGCTTGAGTTTCAGGTGTCTTAACAAGACTGGGGTGGCTGTCCATTCTGATGCTTTGCTCTACTTCTGAGGTGGCGTTGTAGATAAACTTTTGTTGGTTGGCAATATCAGCAATATCACTGACGCCAAAGCCACGTATGATGCTTCTGCCATTGTAGGCACACACCGCTGGTATCATACCCAAGCCGTTGACTTCTTCAATGATTTCTGTAATAACATCTTTGTTCACATCCATCACGGTGGTGGTGATTAGTTCAGGTGTCCAAACTTTTACCGTTCTAAGATCCCCAGTGGTTTCTTCTAGATAGCGTAGATATGAAAGACGCATACGTCCACTTGGATCACGAGCATACTGCCAATCTAATACTACCATAGGTGTCAATAGGCTTAGATAAGGGCGAACACCCTGTGCTTGTTCATCTGCTAGAGTCACAGCACCCACGTTAGGCTTGCTCACCATGATCCATGCCATGCCAAACACTGAACTCCATGTGGCAACATCTTTCATGAATGCGTTGAGACTTCTGCCATCAAAGTCTGCATCCTTGAGGAAGTCTTCTAGTTCTAGCATATATTCAATTGAACCAAACTCTCGCTTGGGTTCTTCACGGAACAAGAATGAATTGTAAACTGATATCACTGACTGACAATGATTTTCTAATGGGGTTGTTTTCAGTCTAGCACTATACTCTATATCTGTTTCTAGTTGATAGCGTGTTAGGTGGCTGGCGTCTTGATATTCACTGCCACCAACATATGATTCCAGTAGGTATTCCCATTGTGAAATATAAGTTTCGTAGAGTAGATTGCCCTGTAGTAGGGTTCTAAGTTCTGTTGATAGCGTGTCAATGACATTCATTTAGTTTCATCCTATTTTGTGTCCCCAACGCTGTGGTATCAGCAGTTCAGGATCTATATCTCTTCGCACTGGGAACAAGTAATCAACCATATACCCCAATGCATCATTCATATGATCGTAGCCAGAATCTTTGTCAGGTTGGCTTGAGCCTTCTTTGTAGACCTGTCGTTCAAGTCCTTCTATTGTATATTTACACTTAGGATCCACAAACAGGTGTCTTATACCACTGCTAGAACACAAACGGCTGTTGACAGCATTGATCCTATCACGTACTGGTGTGTGGCTTCTTGGTGCCTTAACCACAAAGCCAGCATTAGTCAATATCATGATGTCAGTCTGTCCACCTGCTGATGTCTTGCGTTGATTGCCTGCAGGATCTGGATAAGCCCAAATGCGAGTTTTAGGGAAGCGTTGTTTAAGTTCATTAACCATCTCTTGAGTGTTGGAACTAAACAGCCTAACTTCATCTATGATATGTAGGGTATCTCCCATCCTGACTGCAACCACAGCACTCATTGGGTCAATGTTAAAGTCCATACCCACATAGACCACATCAGGTGTTGTGCCCTCGTATTTACGCACATTGGCTGCACGATCAAAACCGTAATATATTCTACCTGAGAATGTTTCAAATGTGGCAAGGTATTCTTGGCGGAAGGTTCTTTCATCAAGATCCAGTCTAGCGGCATCAACTTCTTCAGCGGGCACCTGGCCACCTTCTATTGTGGTAAAACTATAACTCTTCCAAGTGGGATTGTCTAGTGTGTTTTGATAGATGTCGTAGGCCCAATTCCCAATGCCCTTAGGAGTGCCAATAAAAAGAGCACGGCCTTGCTTGTCTGATAGTGTGGGCCTGAGTGTTTCATACCAAGCTTCAGGATCAATATCTGCAAACTCATCAAGCACAATAAAGTCAAGCCCAACGCCACGTAGACTATCATAATTGTCAGCGCCTTTAAGGCTGATAGTACTGCCATTGCGAAGCGTAATAGTGAGTTCTGTTTCATTTGTTTTTGTTATCCAGTTTAGGTCTTGCAGTTTGTTCTTTAACTTACGCCAAACAATTTGTCGTGCCATCTTGTAAGTGGGTGCCACATACCACACTTCTTTGTCAGGGTCGCGAGCGTGATAGCAGAGTTCACGTATGCTGAGGTGAGTCTTGCCAAATCTTCTGCCTGCCACTACCACACGAAAGCGAGTGCTGTCACGGGCAACGGTGTCTTGTGCCGCACTAAGCGGCATTACTCATCACTCCACGGCAATGGTTTGCGTTCATCAGTGTTGGTTGGATTGTCTTGAAAGCCCAGCATATTTTTTGACAGCCATATCTGCATGACTGCATTGCCACTCAAGGCATTCTTCAGCATGGCACGTCTAAGACTCATTTTGACATCCTCACGTCCTTTTGCTAGAATATCACTAAAATTATGTTTTAAGGTGGTTTCAGCCACATCAAACCAACGGGCTATCTCGCTGTCATTACAGCCTATTGCCGCCAGTTCGTAGACATCTTGTGGAGCAACCACTCGTTTGCGATTGCCACGTCCCACTTCATAGCCCCACACTTCCACTGCCACTAGTTGTTTGGGCTTGG